ATCATCGTCTGCACAGTCAACGGAAACTGCGTCCCGGTCTTGGCCGCTAGCGTCAAGTCACACGCACCTGACCATTGGCTGTTCGTTTCTGAAGGGCCTCTTCGCACGTTCGGGGAGGCCTATAACGATGCGATGGACATGGCCTTCAAGGATCACGATGAGATCCTGATTGCCAACGACGACATCGTTCTGACCCCCCATACGATGGCTAGGCTCATGGCTGATGTCGCAGCGCTGAAGGCTCAGCATGGTGACATGCTTGGGTTCGTGGCCACGATGTCGGACAACGTCCGCGTTGACCAGAACATAGCCCACGTACAATCCAACGAGGTGCGTCAGGTTCGCGCCGTCTCCCCGCTGTTGGCTTGGATATCGAAGAAGGCCTTCCAAGCCGCTCGGTTTCCACCGTTGAACTGGTACTCGGACGATGTGATCTGCGAGGCGCTCAATGCCCTCGGGTTTAAGCACTTCGTCTCGCCGGCCTACGTCCACCATGCTGGCTCTCAGACGATCGGCCACGACGCCACGGCGCTTACCAACGATGCGTTTCCTTGGCTGCAGCAAAACAAACCAGAGCTCGTTAAGGAGTGGCTACCCCATATGGTTCGCGAGAAGCCCAAGATCTGCGTCTACGCCATTGCGAAGGATGAAGAGAAGCACGTCGAGAGATTCTGGAACTCGGCTTCAGAGGCGGACCTAGTTCTCATTGCCGACACTGGCAGCACCGACCGCACGGTGGAGATCGCAAGCAAGCTGTTCGGAGCGCAGGTTCACCAGATCCACATCTCTCCCTGGCGCTTTGATGCGGCACGCAATGCGGCCTTGTCCCTGATCCCGGCCGACATCGACATCTGCGTATCTCTGGATATGGACGAGGTTCTTGAGCCAGGTTGGCGAGAAGAGGTCGAGCGTCTCTGGACCCACGGCATCACCCGTCTGCGGTACGGCTTCGATTGCGGATCCGGCTACGTCATCGTCCATGAAAAGATTCACGCCCGTCATGGGTACGTCTGGAAACACTTGTGCCACGAGTACCCCTGCGCTGATCGGATTGAAGAGCGGTTCGCTGGCACGGACAAGGTGCTTGCCACCCACCTCCCGGATGTGACGAAGAGCCGTGGTCAGTATCTGGATATGCTGTTTGCTGCGGCCGCCGAAGATCCTCAGAGCCACCGATACAGCTTCTACTACGCCAGAGAACTCTATTTCACGCAGCGATGGGATCACTCCTTGGCTGAGTTCAATCGCTTCCTTAGCCTTCCGGGGGCAACCTGGAACAAGGAGCGCTGCTACGCCATGCGGACTATGGCTCGGTGTTGCGCCGCCCTGAGCCAGAAGAGCGAGGCTGTCGCTTGGGCAAGAAAGGCTGTGATTGAGGATCCGCACACCAGAGAGGCTTGGTGTGAACTGGCGCAGCAGGCCCACAACGATGGCCGGTGGGAAGAGTGCTTCGGTGCAGCCATGTCGGCCCTTCGCATTGATACGCGCGACACGACGTTTACCAACGATGTTGCGGTGTGGGGCGCGTGGCCTCATGACCTGGCTTCAGTGGCTGCGTTCAACATGAGGATGCCGAGTGTGGCTCTTGAGCAGGCCAAGATTGCAGTCGAGAAGAACCCCAACGATACCCGGATGCGCCAGAACCTCCTCTTGCTGGAAGAAGCTGGAAGACAGGCGGTAGATTAACGTGGTATTTTATGTATGCCACCCCGGATCAAGGGTGGTTGCCGGGGCTTTGCGATGATCGAAGAGCTTATCAGTCGGGTCTTCTTTACGCGGAATGTGGCGCACTTCGCCCATTGGCGTGCGACTGGTGCTGGCAGCTACGCAAAGCATAAGGCCCTGGGTAAGTTTTACGATGGCGTGATCGACGCCCTTGATCCCGTGGTTGAAGCTTATCAAGGCGCTTTCGAACTCATCAAGAGCATCCCGGCCCCGCAGTCCACCGGGTCTGGTGACATCCTGAAGATGCTCGAGGCCGACGCTGCTTGGATTGAAAAGAACCACGAGTCGATCTGCAAGGGCAATCGCGCGATCGCCAATCTCATCGACAACCTCAGTGGGGTGTATCTGTCGGCAATCTACAAGCTGCGTAATCTGAGGTAGCGGATAGAAGCCATGCCTACAGCAATGACATACAACAGCCTGTTGAACGACATGCGTGCTTACCTTGAGCGCGGTTCAACGCTGGCGACTGACCCCACCGTCTACGAGCAGCTTCCGCAGCTGATCAATCTGGCTGAGCGCAGACTCGCCAGAGAACTCAAGATCCAAGGGACCGTCACGGTCGTATCGGGAACGATGACCACGGGGGTTGTGGCCTACGCCAAGCCTAACCGTTGGCGCGAGACGGTGAGCATGCGGATCGGCACTGGCACCGGGTACAACACGCTTAAGGAAACCTACCCTCGAGCCTATGAGTATCTGCGGCTCTATTGGCCGAACCAGACCCAGACCGACGAGCCACGTTTTTACGCCGACTACGACTACAGCAACTGGCTCATCGCCCCCACGCCCGACGATGATTACCCATACGAGGTGATCTATTACGAACTGCCGGCGCTGCTGGACGACACCCTGCAGACCAACTGGTTCACCGAATACGCCCCGGATGCGCTGCTCTACGCCTCCCTCCTTGAGGCCGCTCCGTTCCTGAAGAACGACGATCAGATCAAGGTCTGGGAAGGCTTCCTCGGCCGCTCAATCGCCTCACTCAATGGCGAAGATATTCGTCAGATCGTTGACCGCTCCATCATCCGAAGAGAAGACTGACGATGCCCGGATTCACTAACACCTTCGGTGGCACGGTTATCTATCCGTCGTCGGTTAGCTATCGGGCTGTTGCGCTTACAGCCAATGTCACGCTCGCATGGCCCACCGAACTGGCCACCGACACCAATGTCGTCGCCGAGATCATGGATGTCACGCCTTCGGCTGGCAGCCTCACGATCACGATGCCACCGGCCAATCAAGTCAGCGTCGGCCAGACTCAGCTTTTCTTTAACGCCGGGTCTTTCACGTTCACGATCGCTACTAATGGCGGCGGCACCATTACGACGGTTGCTCCCGGCCTGTCGTACCAAATCTACCTTATCGACAACACGACCGTTAATGGGACCTGGCGGGTTACCCAGTATGGCGCTGGAACGTCGTCCGCGACCGCTGGATCTATTGCTGGATATGGCATCAAGGCGATCAACGCCACGCTGAACCAATCAATGCAGGCCGCATCCATTAGCAGCGCCTACATCCTGAATGAGCCTGATCGATCCTCGGCGATCATCTGGACCGGCGGCGCTGGCACGTTGACGCTGACCTCCTCGTCCACTCTTGGCAACGACTGGTTCGTGAACATCCGCAACAGCGGAACCGGCGCCATTAGTGTTGTGCCTGCGGTTGGAGGACAGCTGATCAATGGCGGTGGTTCCCTGTCTTTTAACCCAGGGGACAGCGCGACCATCCTGTGCGACGGCACGAACTTCTTCAGCATCGGCTTCGGTCAATCGGTGGCTTTCGCCTTCGACTATGTGTCAATCGACCTGACCAGCGAGACAAGCCCGTACACCCTTGCTGGGGCGAACCTGAACCGGATCTCTTACAGCTTCGGCGGCACGTTGACCGGCAACATGAACGTCATCGTCCCCGGCACCATCCAGCAGTACTGGGTGGGAAATGATACCGATGCAGCTTCCGCGCCCTACACCATCACAATCAAGACGGCGGCTGGGACTGGCGTCACGCTCGCCCGATCAGCCCGCGCCATTATGTTCTGCGACGGTACGAACGTCGTGGATGCCGACACGTCCACCGTATCGCTTCCTATCGCGATCAACCAAGGTGGCACGGGGGCCGTGACGGCCTCAAGCGCCCGCGTAAATCTGGGCGGCACATCAATTGGTATCGCGGTATTTACAGCGGCAACAACGGCCGACGCGCGCCTCGCCACTCTTAGCGCCGCCTCAGGTGCCAACAGTGACATCACCTCTCTGACCGGCCTTACGACGCCGCTGTCTGTGGCGCAGGGCGGCACTGGTCAATCAACCTTTACGAACGGCCAACTCTTAATCGGCAACACCACCGGCAACACGCTCACCAAAGCGTCGCTGACGGCGGGCAGTGGCATGTCTGTCACCGCAGGCACAGGCTCCATCACTCTTGCGCTTGACTACACTGCAGCCAGCCCGTGGACGGGCAAGCAGACGTTCACCGGCTCGTCCAGCGTCTTGGCGGCGAAGCTCGTCAACGCCCTAGAGACTGCCACAATCAGTGCCATAGCGGCAACGGGCACCATCAACTACGACATCACAACGCAGAGCGTCCTCTACTACACGTCCAATGCATCGGCTAACTGGACGACAAACCTGCGCGCCTCATCGGGTACTACGCTCAACACTGCGATGGCGACGGGTGAGAGCATCACGGCGGCCTTCCTTGTTACCCAAGGGGCCACTGCGTACTACAACAGCGTCGTGCAAGTGGACGGCGCAACGGTCGGCGTCACGACGAAGTGGCAGGGCGCAGTGCCTAGTGCGGGCAATGTTTCCAGCATTGATGTCTACACCTACACCGTCCTCAAAACCGGAGCCGCCACCTTTACCGTCCTCGCCTCCCTTACCCCCTTCGTTTAATGCCCTCAGACATCATCCAGATCAGATCGCAGCCAGGCATCAAGCGGGACGGAACCCGCTTTGAGGGCGATGCCTATGTCGATGGCCAGTGGGTGCGTTGGCAGCGCGGACTGCCGCGTAAGATTGGCGGCTATCGCCAGATCAACAATTTCGTCGGCGGCATCGTTCGTCAAATAAGTACGCAAGCTCAGAACAATTTCACCTACACCCATCTTGGGTACGGGGCTGGGCTTCAGCAGTTGACGGTCGATACCTTAGGGAACACCAGCGCTCCGATTGACAGGACGCCGGCTGCCTACGTTGGGGGTGACGATTTCACTTGGCAGTTCGACGCTATCTACGACGGTGCCGGCGCTGCGTCTGCCTTGGTTGCGGTGGCTACCAACACCAGCATGGACATCTCCAACAATGTCGATCAGCAGGTCTACATTGGCGACTACTACGACACCACGACGCTGGCCGACATCACGGGGATCTCGGTATCTGGTGGCGTCTGCTCCCTGCATCCGTACCTGTTTGTGTATGGCACGAACGGCTATGTGCAGTGGTCTGACGCGAACGATCCAAACAATTTCGCCACCGGAGACGCTGGTGATGCGTTTATCGATTCGTCCAAGGTGGTGAAGATACTGCCGTTGCGCGGTGGCGGTCAGGCTCCAGCGGGTTTGATATGGACGCTAGATCGCCTGATCCGCGTGAGCTACACAGGCGGCACCGATGTGTTCGCCTTCGACACCATCACAGCCTCGTCCTCAATCCTCGCCGTAAATGGCATCATTGAGTACGACGGCATCTTCTTCTGGATCGGCATTGATCGCTTCCTGATGTACAGCGGCGTTGTCCAGGAAGTGGATAACAATATGAACATCAATTATTTCTTTGATGGCCTTAACACCGAGTACGCCAACAAAATCTTTGCCTACAAGGTTCCTCGCTACGGCGAGATCTGGTGGTGCTACCCGCGTGGCGATGCCACCGAATGCACCCACGCCATCATCTACAATGTGCGGGAAAAAACTTGGTACGACACTGAGCTTCCAAATGACGGTCGGTCGGCCGGTGTCTACGCTCAGGTTTTCCATTCTCCGCTCCTGACTGGGGTGGACCCTTCTGGGTCTGGGGGCGCTTACAAACTGTGGCGCCATGAGAGCGGTGTCGATGAGATCGACGGCCAGAGCCTCAACGCAATACATAGCTATTTTGAAACCAGCGACATCACGGCTCTGCTCTCTCCGCAGCCTACCGATACGGCACTGCGCATTGAATTGATTGAGCCTGACTTCGTACAGTCTGGGGACATGCAGGTCACGGTCACAGGGCGTATCAACGCTAGATCACCCGAAGTCAGCGGCCCCATCAAGACCTTCCCGGCTGTGGCCAACGAGCCCTATGAACAAGTGGTGTACTTCAAGGAGCAGAGGCGTGAGATGCGCTTCCGGTTCGACAGCAACACCGTGGGAGGCGACTACCAGATGGGTCAGGTTCTGGGTCACATCTCTCGCGGCGATGGAAGGTACCAATCCTGATGATTGGCATTGATCCTCGAATCGTTAAGACCTTCGTTGAGTGGGCGGATTACATGTATCCGGACTTGTCAGAGTTCGGCGTGGTCGCTCGGGCGTTTAGCGAGGATGATTGGCAAAGCTGGGCTGCTGGCTTACTCTCTCTCAATGGGATTGCCCAAGTAGGAGCTCCTGATCCTTATCAATTTAAGGATTGGAAAGATTGGGCCATACGGTTTAACGGCGCTATGAATTCGGGGTCATAGGAAATGGAATACTCTCGTCCTCCCTATGCGATGGGCAACATGTTCCCGCCTATGCAGAGCCGTGTGCCTCCGTTTCCGGACAATAGCTTTGGCCTGAGCGGTCAGCCCGACTACCCATATCGTGGGCTGGGTAATTATCCATACGCCAGCACGACAGGCCAGAACCCTTACGCCCAAAGTCCATACACGCAATCGACCACTCCGATGGGCATCAGTGGCATCGGTGATTCGGTTATGCCCACCCCGATGTCCACGCCTGTTGACATTGGCGCTCAGCCAGCAACCCAGCAGGGCAGCCCCTACACCCTAGGTGTTCCGCCGGCCCAGCCGCTCACCGCCATCAGCAATGCGCCTCCGACGCAGATACCCAATGTCTCCCAGTCAGGCCTGACCTCTGCGGCTCCGGACGAACCTGGCGCAAGCTATGCCAAGGGGGGATTGGTGGACGCGGCGCATAAGCTGCAGAACGCAGGGCGCTATGGCGACAGTGAACTGGTTCACGTTAACCCGGCAGAACGCGAAGCCATGCGCGACATGTTCGGGCCAGAGACGCGGAACCCGCAGACGGGACTGCCTGAGCATTTCTTCCAGTTCATCCCGGCCCTGCTGATGGGCGCCAAGGCGTTGCTGGCGACCAAGATTGGTTCGGCTGCGGCAACAGCCGGAGCTAGCGCCTTGGCCTCGAAAGTCCTCGGCCCCAAAAGTGGTGGTTCGTCTCAAACTTCCGCAGCGCCCGCGACACCCGGCATCCTCATGGCCAAGGATACCCTGAAATACAACAGCGCCCCTCGTGAGCAGACGGCCTACGACTTCGACCCCCGCACCTACGGGCAGAAGGGTGGGCAGCACACCTTCTTCAAACCCTACGATCCTATGGCCTATGCGCTCAAGGCCCCTGAGAAGACGGTCAGTGCCGAACCGGCCTATGAATACAAGGACGGCGGCGAGGCTGAGGATTTCGACAAGAACGATCAGACGGATCACTTGGTTGCCTACGCTAAAGGTGGCGGCCATCAAGGCCCTGGCCATGTTAGCGGCATTGGTAGTGGCCAAGAGGACAAGATCCCTGCGTGGCTCTCTGACGGCGAGTACGTCTGGAGCGCTCAGGATGTTGCTGACCTAGGCGACGGATCCACCAATGAAGGTGTCCGTCGTTTGGATAAGATGCGCAAAATGGTTCGCGCGCAGGCTGGCAGAAAAAATGTTAAGAGCATTGCGAAGCCCCAGAAGGGGATTGACCATATGCTTAAGGCTGTGGGTGGGCAGATCTAATGGCTAAGAAATCAACCACGACAGAGACAGAGACAGCTGTCACAGAGCTACCGGCATGGGCTCAGCAATATTACAGCCAAGTTCTTGGTCGTGGGCTGAGCGGGCTTGATCAACCTTATCAGGCCTATCAGGGTCCGCGTATTGCGCAGTTTGCTGGAGAAGAGACTCAAGCGTTCGACCTGGCCAAGGCCGGCATCGGCGGCTTTCAACCGTACCTCTCTCAAGCCGGGGAGTATATTGGTGAGTCGGTAGCACCGGGTGCGGGTGGCCTCTCTGCGGCTCAGAATTATTTTAACACCGCCGCGAATGAACGCGCGATGTCTTCGGTCGCCCCGTACCTGGGTGCCGGTGTCTCAGATAAAAACGTCACCTCATCGATGCCGTACTTTCAAAAGGCTGGGTCGATGAGTGCGCTTGGTTCTGCCAACCCGTACCTGACTGCCGGAACGTCAGAGAGAGCTATGACGCTGGCTTCTCCCTATTTGGAATCGGCCGCTAGTGGGAGCGCACTTGGGGCGGCTAACCCCTACCTGCAGGCCGGTGTCGGTTCGTTCCCGTCGCAGGCTGGGGCGTACATGAACCCGTACAATGAGGCGGTCACCAACCGTATTGGGGAACTGGCTGGTCGTAATCTTCGCGAGAACATTCTCCCTGGCGTCAACCGCACGTTCATTGGAGGCGGCACCTTTGGTGGCAGCCGGAGCGCCGAGTTCACCGCTCGAGCTATCCGTGACGCTCAAGAGGCAGCGCTCTCTGAGCAGAGCAGGGCGCTACAGGCTGGCTACGGTCAGGCCGCAGATATCTATGGTGCTGATGCTGCTCGCCAGATTCAAGCCGCGCAACAAGCCGGTAATCTTTCAGAGGCTGATCTGCAACGTCAGCTATCGACAGGAAAGACCTACGCGGACATTGCTTCGGGCTTGGCAAGTCAACAGCTGCAGGCTGGCCAGACGGCCGGTAGCCTGACCAGCGCTGATATCCAGAGCCAACTGGCTACAGGCAAGGGCATCTCTGACATCTACAGCGACTTGGCCTCAAGGAACCTGCAGGCCGGCCAGACCGCTGGCAATGTCGCTCTTGGCGACCTGGGTCGTATCGCTGATATTGGCCAGTCGGCTGGGTCACTGGCCGCCGCTGATGCTGACCGCCTCCTCAGGGCGTCTACCGCCACCAGCGCTCTAGGGTCTGAGGCGAGGAAGCAGGCCGCTGATGATTTCTCCACGCTGAGTCAGGTCGGCGGGTCGAAGCGGGCAATGGAAGATAAGTCCCTAGATCTCGCCTACTCAGATTTTAAGGAAGAGCGGGACTACGAGGCCAATAAGGTTAAAGAGGCTGCCGGCCTGATTGGATCTTTGAATATCCCCACGTCCACGACCACAACCACGACGAGCCCTAAGCCTAGTACGCTTTCTACCGTTCTCGGAACTGGAGCTACTATTCTTGGCTTGGGTGGTGGCGCGGGAATCTTTAACACCCCTACCGCTGCGGCCACGCCGGCTACTACGGCCGTCGCGCCCACGACGAAAGTTAAGAAGGGCGGGGCTATCCGTTCCAAGCGGCCCCAGAAAAAGGGCCTAGGCTGGTTGAAGGAAATGGCGCGATGATGACTCGTGAAGAAGCCCTCTCCCGGATCAGGATGAATCCGAAGATGGTTCCTGCGGGCCAGGATCCGGAGGCGTTCATTGCTGCCATGATGGCGGCCGACGCTGCCAATAGCGCGCCGATGACGCCTCCTGTTGAAGTGTCTCCTGCTGATCCGGCCCCTGTACAGGCTGGCATCCCTATCGTCGCGCCGCCTCCGATGGCACCGCCGATGCCGCCGATGGCCACCGACTTCAGGAACCAGGCTGTCTTGGCGGCCAACCAGACGCGGCCTCCCGGTACGGATTTAATCTCGGGTAACTCTGGGCAGGATGTTCTCTTGGGTTCAGCGGGTAAAGACGTTGTTGTCCCCGCTGCTCCCGCTGCACCGCCTGCTGTTGCACCGCCGAAGCTGACTCGTACTCCTGAAGAGATGCAGGACCTAGTCCAGGGTAATGTTGATGCGATAGCTAAGGCTCGGCGAAGTGCCGTGCTTCCCGAGGAACAAAGGGAATATTTTGATGCGATCCGCCAGCGCACCGACGCGGAGCTTGCGGATGTAGGCAAGGAGCGCAAGCAGCAGTACTGGATGGCGCTCGCTATGGCCGGTGCCAAGATGGCTCAGAGCCAGAGCCCGTACTTTGCCACCGCTGTGGCTGAGGGCTTGGAGTCCGGGCTCACCGGCTTCAACAAGGCTCGTGCGGATGCGTCCGAAAAGAAGGCGCGTCTCCAGACCCGCAAGGAAGATCTGATCCTGAAGCGGTACGAGGCGTTGAGGGGCGCTCAGGCTGACATTATTAACGACATGAAGGCTGGCCGCGAGATGACCGCTGCCGATCTCAACATGGCTAATGCGTCGAGTGAGCAGCTGCTGCGTGCCGCTACGGCTGAGGATACTGTCAAAAGAACTAAGGCTGAGGCGACGGAGGCTGAGGTTAAGGCTAAGTTTGCGCCCCGACTTTCTGAAGCTCAGCTTGGACTCATTGGTTCTCAGACCAGAGCGGCTGATGCCAACGCATACGAGTCGTATAAGAGGGGTGATGCGGCTAAGGCTGCTGTCGGGCAAGCCGAGCGAGAGGGGAAGATACCGACTGGGGTGTACAATGTGTACGCGCAGGACATGACGACAGCGCGTACATATCTTGAGGCTGCCGGTAAGTTCCGGAAGGGCTCACCGGAGCAAAAGAAATATCTAGATAAGTCTATGGAAATTTCCGAGAGAGCTCAGGCTAGAGTGGCTAAGTACTTCGATGAGACACCTCGTTTGGCCAGCCCTACAAATCCTCTGGGCTTGAAGCGTCCGCCGAGAGTTGAATCAGCTGACGGTGGGGACTAAGATTTAAAAAGTTAATTTTTGGAATTCAAAAATGCCGTCTCTGTCGGAATTCCGATCCAAGTACCCTCAGTACAATGATATCCCAGACATGCAGTTGCTCGACGCGCTGCATGAGAAATTTTATTCGTCTGGTCCCGACGCCCGTTCCAAGAGTGACTTCCTGAACGAGATGGGGATTCAAACCCTTCAGGCACCTAGGGCTCCGGAAGGGAACATCATCAATGCCATCAAGGGTATTGGTACGCAGCTCGGCGGTCTTATTCCAAAAACAAAATACACGTTGGAGGATGCTCTTGCCCCAGTCATTGACCCTCTGGTCAAGGGGATAAGCAAGAACCTTGGTCTGCCCGAGATAACGCTACCCTCTCAAAATGAAGTTGCGGCTAGGCGGGCTGGGTTCAGCGAGGAACTTGCAACTCCAGAATTTAAGGGGGTGGTGCCTCGAGCTGCCTATGGAGCAGCGAGTTCCATCATACAAACTCTTCCAGGCCTAACTGCATCTGTCATCACTAGGAACCCTACTCCAGTGATGGCTAACATTGCCGCCATCACCGCGCCTGAGGCCTATTCCAAATACAGACTTGATCGCGAAGCAAGCCGTGGCGAAGCGTTGCTAGGTGCTGGCCTTGAGACTGGTATCGAAGTCGCCACTGAATTCCTGCCAATGATTAATGTTGTCAAGAACCTTGGCGTAGCTGGCGTGGGGCGCACCATTGCAGAATTCTTGGGAAGAGAACTCCCTGGGGAATTGGTCGCCACGATAACGCAGAACGCAGTCGATACTGCGATCGCCAACCCTGACAAGACGTGGGGCCAGTACCTTAAGGAACTTCCCGGCCAGCTAGGTGAGACTGCGCTCGCTACCGGCATGACTGCTGGTGTGTACGCTGGCGCAGGCAAGGCCATGTCTGCTCTTGCGGGATCCCGTCCGCCTGAGGCGCTGCCCCCTACACCTGGAGCAGCTCCGGCTCCTGCTCCTGTAGCCCCCGCCGTTCCCGGTGCGCCACCCCTTCGCACGGTCACGATCGGGATGACGCCGCCCCAAGAAACTTGGGAGCTTGATGAAAACAAGAAACCAATTGAGCCACCGCCAGCCCCGACAGCGATCGACATCCTGTCGGAGCCTGATGAGGGTGGCGTTCAAACCGTTCGCTTCCCGGATGGCACGGTCACTCAGGTTCAGGTTTCGGATATTGAAAGCCGGCTGATCCCGGAGGCCGCGCCTGTTGTTGCGGCAGCGCCGACTGTCGAACCGGAGCCCACGTTTTCTGCTGGCCCCGGCATTATCGATGTTACCGATGTTACCGATGTTACCGATGTTACCGAACCACCTCCCGTTAGGCCCGGTGTCCTTGAGCCTGTTCCCTCTGTAGAGCCTGCGCCTGCGCCTGTCGCTGCTGTAGAGCCTGCGCCTGTCACGCCTATTGAACCCATCACCACTGCAGAGCCGATCACCACTGCAGAGCCTGCGCCTGCGGGTGCCTTTCCGACCCTACCTCCCGGTCTGTCTCGAGCTAAGCCAGACTTTGAATTTGGCCCAGACAGATTTGCTCTCACCTTCGACAACGACCTGGATAAGGCTGTCTATATCGCCACATCGCCATCGAAGACAGCAGCGAAGGTGAAGGCCAAATACCTAGGGTGGTTAAACTCCAAGGGGATCTCTACGGATCCTGTTGAGATCGAAGCGATCGGCCTGAAGATTCGGAATGACATCAGGAACAACATCCGGGTAGGCGGCGCGAACCCTGCTGAACCGATGCGCTTGCCGGCATACTCTGCTTCGGTGTCTGCTCCGGTTGGCAAGATCCCTGATGCCGAGATATCTGCGCCCACGCCTGTGCCAGCACCGGCTATGGCAGCCCCTGCGGCGGGGCCCGCTGCTGAATTGCCGGCTGCGCCTGCGGCGGAACGAACGAAGGCGTTCAATGAACTGGCCAACCTTCAGCGCGCTAAGCCAGAGCAAGCAATGCTTGCTGCCCAACGAGCGCCGCAAAGTGGACCAGGCCAAAATTCCTACACCAACCTCTTGGAAAATGTTGGAGATCTAACCCATCGCATGGCGGAAAGTGGTGGTGAGTTTGGTCGGGAGTATGTTGCGCCAAAGGTAAGAAGCGCCTTGGCACGACTGAGCAATTCTGTCGATTACGATAGGACCAAAGCTCTTCCCCAGCTTCCAGAGTTCACAGCCTACGCCGAGGAACACGCCAAGCTGCCCGTCTATAACGAGGCGCAGCGCGCGGCTCGCGATGCTGCCGTCGCTTTGGGTCGTAAGGATCTATTTAGCGCAGAAAAGAACCTGCAGATCCTGCAGAACATGATGGACGACAATACCTTTGAGACTGTCTCCCTAGAGTACGATCCAAACTTTGAGGGTGCCGCGCCCGTAGAATCTTCACCTGATACCGTTGCCCAGCAGCAGGGCATTGCGGAGGAAACGGGGGAGCCTGAAACAGAGCTGAAGGACGGCGCTCCAAGCGACACGCCTTTCCAACAAATCGTGATGCCGTCTGCCGAGGCTGCTGCTGAGACTGCTGCCGAGACTGCCACCGAGACAGCTCCTGAGGCAGACTCCGTCATCCCCTACTCACCAGTCTTTGAGGTGGAGGAAGTCAGCCGAGTGCCATCCCTATCTCGCCGCATTGATAGACTGGTGTCGCTGCTAAAGAAGGGGCGCATAGACCAAGATCTCTTTGCGGCATTCACCGAATCCGCTGTTGAAGACATCCGCCAAGCAAGGCAAGAGCGGAACTTGGTTACTGGGGCAAGAGGTCGTGCCCGAGGCGCTGACTATTTCCGGCAACGCATCCTACAGGCCAAGCGAGCAGGCGACCTCAGCAAGGAAGAAGCTGATCTGGCCGAGTGGTTCATCGCAAGGAACCCGGAGCTTCTAGATGACTTGGGTATTTCCATTCGCCTGCCTGGAGAGGGTCGGGCAGCTGGACAATATAACCCACTGAGCAGGCTTGTTACGCTCTTCAAGGGCAACACGAACGACACGACCATCGTTCATGAGATCCTTCATCACCTTGAGCGAATGATGCCTGAGAGTGTTCAGGCTGCGATCCGTAGGTCCTGGTCTAAAGCCATCAGCCGAGAGAGAAGCTCTAAGGCGGCTCAGGCTGATAATAATAAAATGTTCTTTGAGCTGGTGGATGTCGCCAACCTCATTGGATCGTCCCAGCTGCAGCGCATGGCAGCGCACAATGCCGCCGTCGAGCTTGTACAAAATAAGTCTGTTCCTCCGGACTACTACCAGTACGTCAACCCGTCCGAGTTCTGGACCGTCAACGCCTCCGAGATTGTTCGCGGTAAATACGAAGTTCGCGGCAGCATTCTTGGGCGCCTTCGCAACTGGCTGAGTCAGCTTCGCGGCCGCGTCGCCGACCTCTTCGGTCTACCAAACAACAGCGCAATCATCCAAGCGCTCGACAGCCTGAGCCGCGCTGACGGTACATTTGTGTCTTCAGAGATGCTGAGCAAAATGACCGGCACTGCATTCTCCATTGCTCAGCCACCCAAGCAGCCACCGCAGCAGCCACCGCAGCAGCAGCCGCCATCCCAGCAGCCACCGCAACAGCAGCCAGCCAACGCGCTGAACGCTGCGTCAGTTCAGGCTAATGTCGTCCGAACAAAATCCCTGTTGGACTTTCTGAACAAGAAATTTGGCACCAAGTACGTCGAAGTTAATCCATTCAATCAGCAGGTTCTCAACGGCACGAATGCGTCGCTGCCACCGGACAAACAACTGACGCGGCTGCCTGAAGGCTTTGACATGGCCCAAGGCCTGGCGGATCTGAACGCGCGTACTGCTGGTGCATCTCAGGTGTTTAATCGCAATGAGATTGAGCCGTACAGGAAGGCGATCATTGAAGCGGCTCAGGCCGGCGCTGATCCGCAAGACCTCGGCATGGCTCTGTGGGCTAGAAGCGCTCCAGATCGCAATCGCATCGTAGATAAGAATACTCCTGACTTCCAAGGACCAGGGTCTGGCCTTACGGACGTTGAGGCTAGAGCCGAACTTGATGACCTTTTCCGGTCTGGAAAGATGCTGGCCATCAACAAGTTCTTCAAAGTGCATGACGCTCTGGTCGATAAGATGATCAAGATGCGCGTGGACAATGGCCTTATGACTGCGGCCGAGGCTGTCTTCCTCCGTAAGGAGCAGCCGTTCTACACCCCCCTCAAAGGTTGGGCGCTGGCCGGTGACATGAATGTTCCCAACGAAGAGAACCCGCACTCCGGGTTTGACGATCTTCGTCGCAAGCAGAAAGGGATCTCCCCTAGGGAGTACCGCAAAGCTTCCGGTCGAAAGACGATGCCATTCAATCCAGTGATCAACCTCATGGTTGACGCACAGAACTTGGTGCTTCGCATTGAGAAGAACACCGCAACCCTGCCGCTCCTGAACAACCTATTAATAGATCCGCAGGGCATGTCGGATACCGCCAAGTTCTATACCGACAAGAACCCGAAGCGTGTGCCTGGAGCTATCGACAAGAAGACCGGCAAGCGCAAGTGGCGCTCCATGAACATGAAATCCAACGCTACGCAGTTCCTAGTCGTTAAGAAGAATGGCGTGGCCCACTACATTGAGTTTGAAAAAACAGACCGCGCCCGTGCGACAGCGCGGGCCTATGCCAACATGACTCCTGAGGAGATCGCTGAGTGGCGCAAAGGGTATCGCGCGATCACCGCAGCCCTGAAGACCCTTATGACGCGCTTCAATGCGTACTACCTTCTCAGGACCGCCCCTATCCGTGATCTCATGGATGCAATCGTCACGGCCTACTCTGCAGAGACGATGCCTGGTGGTCCCGCTGAAGGTAAGAAAATCGCCAAGAACACGATCAGGTATGCCTTCTCCCCGACCACATGGGGTGCAACGTGGGGTTACCTTGATAAGAAGAGCGCTGGGTCAAACGTGCAGCAGCAGCAGCTGCAGGATCTGTATGAAACCATGCTCCGTGATGGCGGCACTGATGGTTACGCCATGATAAGTGATGGTGTCGAACGGGTTAAGGATATCAATAAAGAACTCGCCCGCCTCAAGAACCTTGGAAAGCAGAACCCGATCCTCCGCACTCAAGAGGGGGTCCAGGCTGTTGGCGATTTCATGACTAAGATTTTTGATTTCACCAACACGGTGTTCCGCTTTGCCACATATCGTGCGGCACTAGAGGCTGGCATCACGCCGGCCGACGCTGCTCGACTGGCGCGTCAGTCCACCGTGGACCTGAGCCGCAAGGGTGAGTGGTCTGGAACCCTGGATGACTTATACTTTTTTGCCAACCCCTCGGTCCAGTCCACAATCAAGCAAATACAGATGAGGAAGAGCCGCAACGGTCGGCGCGTACTGGCGTCTTTCGTTATGCTTGGTGCCCTGACCTCGCTGTGGAACCAAATGATGGGCGGCGGCGATGACGATGATGATGGCATCACCAATTACGATGACCTTGCTGACACCAAGAAGATGGCCAACCTGATCATCTACTTTGGTCCGAAGGCGAACGACTACGTCGCGCTGCCGTTTGGTTTCCTTGTAAGTTTCCCGGCCTATGCGGGACAGAAGATTGCGGAACTTGTAATGGGGTCAAGCAAGCCTGAGAGCGTGGCCGCCTCTTTGATCGGCAATATATTTGAAGTGGCTAAAGGGGCGATGCAAGCGTACTCGCCGGTTAAGGTTGCCACTGGAGAGCCCGGTGACATCGTGGCCACAGTCATGCCAAGCATTCTGCAGTGGCCTATCTCCGTGCTTAGGAACAAGGATTACTGGGGCAAAAGTATCTTTGATGATCCATTCGATGAAGGGGAGGCAAAGTCCAGCGTGGGTCGTGAAAGCACCGGGGCTGGCTACAAGTGGTTTGCCCAGATGATGAACGATGCCACTGGCGGATCTGGGAATGTGAAAGGCTACGTTAATTTTCAGCCTGAGTTCTATCGGTACTTCATCAACGGCATGGGTGGTGGGCCGGTCAAGACCCTCAGGGATATAGCCAACCTCGCCACGACTGAAGAAAAAAAGCTTAGTGATATACCCGTTCTCAAGTCGTACCTTGGATCTGGCGGTGAATATGCCGCTCAGAATTCTTTCTACGAAAACACGTTGAAGATGGATCAGATTGCCAAGTCCGAAGAGGATGACACCGAAGAGGCGTGGGCTGCGAAGGAACGCAAGTACCCCGTTGAAACGGACCCTGCTGTTATCGACGCCTACAAGGATGCGACGAAGGTGCTACGCCAGTTCTACAAGGACAGGAATGAGGCGCTTGATGGGGTCACTGATCTGGGGGAACGCAAGCGTATCTTCGATGAGATGAAGCCGGAGAAGGACGAGATCTACTCGGAGTTTAACCGCATCTACTACGACACGAAGCGGGGCCTGGTGGGTAGTCGCCGAGAGGTTAAGCGCTACCAGACAGGTGGCCCCGTAATAAAAGGTAACATTGATATTCATAACCGACCCGTCGTGCGTAACGCCGACGACAGCATCAGCACCGTGCGCTCAATCACCGTGGGCTTTGGCGACAAGACCTACGTCCTGCCGAGGGTGGTGGGCGGCAAGGTGGTGTCGAACCAAGAGGCTATCGACCACTTCAGGCAGACCGGAGAACACCTTGGAGCATTCGATAAGTTGGTGGACGCCGAAGGTTATTCGAGGCGCCTGCACTTGGAGCAGGCCGAAGAGTACAAGGACAGATAGGCGGGGGCGCTAGGCCCCCGCCCCATTGCCTAGAACGGGATCCCGTCGTCAGGCGGCAGGCTGCTTTGGCTCTGAGCCTGGCGCTGCGGAGCCTGTGCCGGTGCCGGTGCGCGAGCGTTGTCATCGCGCGGTTCGAACATTGAGATGATGATGCTCTCACGATCGGCTTGGCCAGGGACGCCGGCCGGATTGAACGTCCGGTTCAGCAGGATGTACGGGCCGTTCTGCCCCTCCATCATCACGCCTACGTTTTGATAGCGGCCCTTGGTGGCACCGCTTGAGTCGGTGTACTCGCCGGTCTTGACCGACAGATCGTATTTCTTACTCATCGAGAAAATATCCTCCTTTGATAAAAGTTTCAAATCGTTCAGCCGAATGAACAATCATGCTTTCTTGGTAGTTTGGTTGGTCGCGGAGCCCAGCCATAGCCTTGACCGCTTGCTCGAGCGCAATCGCTCGGATCTTCTGTTCCTCCGTCATTCAAGAACTCCCATCAGTTTGCTGGTGTCGTTGGGTGCCATCATCTCGGCCTCACCCAGTACGCCACGGTGCATCTTCATCCATGCCGTCTTCTGTTCGGGGCCTAGCTTCGTGACCACGGCGATGGCCTCTTCACACCACGTCTTCCAATCGGACAGGCCGTCCTCATCAATGCCAACCTCAAGGATCTCAGGCGCCCACGCGGTCTTCTGCGTAGCCGACTTGACCTTGGCTGCAAGGTCGCTGACCTGATTGGTCGCTTCCTTGGGGGCCGGCACCTCGGACCACTCTCCGTCCTCGGTAATGTCGATCACCTGGCCGTTATCGATCTCAACGTCACGGCCGACCTCGTGCAGGTTGTCCACCGCCACCGCGTTCGCCAGACCCTCAAGGGACCGGGGCATGTACTTCGACGCCCTGCGCACCACCGTCTTGCGCCACATCTCTTCCTCGTCGGTGGCCCAAGGTCCAACGATCTTGCCCTCCTTCGTCTTGGCTGAAGAGCGATCGCGGATCCCGATGATCTGGTCACGATCCATAACTTCGAACTGCTTCTCCCCGTTCTTCAGGGTCCAGATGCAGTAGGCTCCGACCATAGGACCGCGACCACCCAGCTTGATGCGATGCTCGAGCCGGGGTTCGTCGCCCTTCTGAAACAGGAACTCGTCGTTCTCACGAACGATCTCTGCCTCAATCTTCAGCACCTCACCCGACTGTCGGGCCAGTTTCATCAGGCCCATGTAGCGCGGCCGGAACTGGGCGATGCTGCCCTTCTGCCGGTCATAGACCTTGAGGATGTCGCACTCGCCCATCGTCAGGTTCAAGGACAGGCCAAGCTCGGCAGCCTGGATGCAGGCCTTGACCAGCGACCCGCGATCGCACTCAAGCAGCGCCGGGTTGTTGCCCACGGCGGCGACGACAGCAGCCATGAACTTATCAAAGGTCACGTTGGT